AACCTAAGTGGAAGCGTATCGTTGCCAGCGTAAAGGCTGGCACGAAGGGTGGAAACGCGGGTCAATGGTCTGCCCGTAAAGCCCAGCTTGCGACCCAACGGTACAAGAAGTCTGGCGGCGGCTACAGTGGCCCGAAGACAGAAGCTCAGAAATCCTTGTCTAAATGGACCAAAGAGGACTGGGGCACTAAGTCCGGCAAGCCGTCCACACAGGGGGCAAAAGCAACAGGCGAGCGCTACTTGCCTAAGAAAGCACGTGAGGCTTTGAGTTCTCAGGAATACTCTGCTACAAGTAAGGCGAAACGCGCAGGCATAAAAGCGGGCAAGCAGTTTGTTAAGCAGCCGAAGGCCATAGCGAAGAAGGCAGCGAAATACAGATGACTACCTCGGGCACCAGCATATTTAACCTCGACCTCAACGAACTAGTCGAAGAGGCTTTTGAGCGTTGTGGGGCTGAGCTTCGCACGGGCTATGACTTACGTACTGCGCGCCGTAGCCTCAACCTGCTCACTATTGAGTGGGCTAACCGTGGTATTAACCTATGGACCATCGAGCAGGGGTCAATCCCCATGGTGCAGGGGCAGATTGTTTATGAGCTGCCTGTAGACACTATAGACCTACTTGAGCATGTCGTGCGCACCCAGACCGGTGAGCAGCAGACCGACATTACAATTAACCGTATCAGCGTTGATACGTACTCTACAATCCCGAACAAGAACGCGCAGGGTCGGCCTATTCAAGTATGGATTAACCGTCAGTCAGGTGCGACCTATCCGGCAGGTGGACGCCCTGCGGGCACTAACTCGACTACGGGTGTCGATCATCCGTCGATTAACGTCTGGCCAGCTCCAGACCAGAGCAATTATTATACTTTTGTCTACTGGCGCTTGCGCCGCTTACAGGATGCTGGTGATGGTGTTACTACGCAAGATATACCGTTTAGGTTCATCCCTTGTATGGTGGCTGGTCTCGCGTATCACCTATCCCTGAAAATCCCCGGCGCGCTTGAGCGTTCGGATGGGTTAAAGGCGCAGTACGAAGAACTCTGGCTACAGGCTGCTGACGAGGACCGTGAGAAGGCACCGTTACGCCTCGCGCCTCGTCAGTATTTCCGGTGACGTGTGCCTAATCGGTTTGCATCTGGTAAGTGGGCAATCGCCCAGTGCGACCGTTGTAACTTCCGCTATAAGCTGAAGGAACTCAAGCGGCTCGTCATTAAGACCAAAAACGTCAACATTCTGGTGTGCCCTACATGCTGGGAACCTGACCAGCCGCAGTTGCAGCTTGGTATGTATCCCGTGGATGACCCACAAGCTCTACGCAACCCACGCCCAGACAACAGCTATTACCAAGCGGGTCTCAATCCGAACAACAACCCAAGTGACGGTAGTCGCATAATTCAGTGGGGGTGGGACCCTGTAGGGTTAAATAATCCTTTGGGTTTATTTGGTCTTCCAAATACGCTATTAGGTAGTGGTCAAGTAGGGACCGTAACAATCGAGACGGAGAATTAGTGATGGATAAGAAAGATTTGAAGCAGGACAAGGCTATGGTTGCTAAAGCCGTGCACAAGCACGAGCGTGCGAAGCACAAGGGCCAGCCTATGACCAAGCTCGCCAAGGGCGGCAAAACCAACATGCAGATGAAGACCATGGGTCGCAATCTTGCCAAAATCGCCAACCAGAAGAAATCTTCGCGGGGTAAATAATATGGACTACAAGCCAAAAACGGTGCCGATTGTGAAGAACAATAACGGCTATCCAAATAACGTAGCTAACACACAGACTGTGAAGACTCGCGGCACTGGCGCGGCTACCAAGGGCACGCATAGCAGCAAGAAACTGGCATAATGAACTACTCTGAACTGTTCGAGACAATCAAAGGGTACGTCGAAAACGACTTCCCCAACACCTCATGGACCGGCCCTACCGGCTCCACGGTGACTTTGACGTCTGCGGAACAGATTAACACGTTTATAGAACAGGCTGAGCAACGCATCTTTAACGCGGTGCAGTTGCTTGACTTGCGCAAGAACGTGACGGGTAACATGACATCCGGCAATAAATACCTGTCTGTGCCTTCAGATTGGCTGGCTAACTTCTCCATGGCGGTTATCGACGCTACTGGGCGCTACGAGTATTTGCTCAACAAGGACGTCAGCTTTATCCGGCAGTCGTTTCCTAACCCGAGCACGACAGGCATACCCACACACTACGCCTACTTTGACGAGAACTCGTACATCTTGGGGCCGACGCCAGACGCAAACTATGCAGTCGAACTGCATTACTTCTACTACCCAGAGTCCATCGTAACTGCTGGCACAAGCTGGTTGGGTGATAACTTCGACAGCGCGCTGCTTTACGGTGCGCTCATAGAAGCGTATATCTTTATGAAGGGCGAGCAGGATATTAACGCAGAGTACCAGAAGCGGTACAACGACGCGATGGGTATGCTCAAACAGCTTGGTGAAGGTAAGAACCGTCAAGACATGTACCGGACGCCACAGGCGCGGTATCCGGTCCAGTAGGAGATATAGATGTTTAACGGTTCTAGCGAAATCGGAAGTGTCATGGTTATGGCTACCCAAGGGCGTGGCCAAACGCCGGAGGAAGTTGCCGAGCGTGCGCTGGATAAGATTATCTATGTGGGCAGCAACGCACACCCAGCTATCCGCGACCAAGCTGAAGCCTTCAAAGATAGCATCCGTGGGGTGCTTGTGCATTATATGCACGAGGCAGTGCGGTCCCACAACGTAACTCTGGTGAATAAGTTTAAACAGGCGGGGTACCCAGAGTTAACCGCCATACTCGATACATAAGGAGGCCTTAAGATGGCAATTACCCAAGCAATGTCCACGTCGTTTAAGGCCGAGCTTATGCTTGCTGTGCACGACTTCCGCGTAGGCGGTGATACCTTTAAGTTGGCGATGTATACTTCGTCGGCTTCGATTGACGCCAACACCACCGCGTACACTGCGTCTGACGAAGTAGTAGGCACTAACTACACTGCTGGCGGTGGTACGCTGGTCAATCTTGGTGTTGTGACGTCGAACAACAACGCGTCTTCGGGTACAGGGTTCACGGACTTTTCCGACTTGACCTTCGCAAACTCGACCATCACGGCACGCGGCGCACTCATCTACAACACGACGCCTTCGGCTAACTCGAACGCGAACACTACGCTGACGAACGCTGCAGTTGCCTCGTTGGACTTCGGTTCGGATAAATCTTCGACAGACGGCGACTTCACCATCATCTTCCCAACGGCTTCTAATACCACTGCCATTATCCGCATCGTATAAGGAAAACCAATGCCCTTAAATGTTGCTGACCGCGTACGCGATACTACCACTACCACTGGTACAGGTACGATAACGCTCAGTGGTACCTCGCCTACGGGGTATCAGACCTTTAGTGCGGTCGGCAACGGCAATACCACGTACTACACGATTAACGGGGGTAGTCAGTGGGAAGTCGGCATTGGTACGTATCTTGGCGCTGGCCCCACGCTTTCGCGTGATACTGTGCTTGCGTCCAGCAATAGCGGTTCGCTCGTAGACTTTGCCGCAGGCACTAAAGATGTGTTCTGTGACTACCCTGCCGGTAAGTCCATCTCGGACGGCTTTGGCCTTCTCCCCCCTGCTAATGGCGGCACAGGTTTAACCTCACCGGGCACTACGGGTAACGTACTCACCAGCAACGGAACCGCGTGGACGTCGTCGCCCCCTGCGGCTGGCGGCATCACCTATACTACGGTCAAGACCTCGAACTTCACCGCTTCCGCCAACGACGGCGTGCAGACCGACACTAGCGGCGGCTCGTTCACGGTTACGCTTCCGGCCACCCCAGCCGTCGGCGACCAAGTTATCGTTGTCGATAGCGCAAATTCATGGGCCACAAATAACCTTACAGTTGGCCGTAACGGCTCGACCATCAACGGCTCGGCCACTGACCTTACTTGCGACATCTCTGGTGTCAGCGTGCAGTTTGTCTACAGCGGTACGACGTGGGATGTGTACGCGCAAGTAGGCGGTTCAGGTGCAGGTATTGTCTCGGTGGCGGGTGGCGGCACAGGCGCGTCCACCCTGACTGGATACGTTAAGGGTAGCGGCACATCACCTCTTACCGCTTCTGCTACTATTCCAACAAGCGACCTGACGGGTACGCTTGCCATAGCGAACGGCGGCACTGGCGCGACCACAGCAGGAGCAGCCTTAACAGCCCTTGGCGCTGCCGCGTCAGGTGCAAACACAGACATAACCGCACTCGACCAAGACGTAACAATTACCGCAAGCGGCACTATCGCTGCCAACAGTCTTGGTTATCGCGGATTGCCGCAAAATCAACAGGTATCAACTTACACGCTGGCACTGTCTGACATGGGCAAGAACGTCTATACAACTGCTGGCGCTTTCACTGTTACCATCCCAGCTAACGCAACAACTGCGTTCCCCATCGGCGCGGCGATTACTATTATTAACGAAGACGCGACTAAGACACTGGCCCCGGCTGGCGGCGTCACTTTAATTCTCGCGGGTACAGGCGCTGCCACAACAGGCAACCGTACACTGGCTATCGGCAGTGTGGCTACAATTATTAAGGTTGGCACAGACCGCTGGTTCATCTCAGGCGCAGGGGTCACCTGATGACTGGGATTATGTGCGCTCTGCTCGGCGCGGGGGGTGTGGTAGTCTCCCAAAGTATAAGCTATTTACTCATCGCTGGCGGCGCTTCAGGGGGTTCGGCTAATACTAATACTGGTACAGGCGGCGGCGGCGCTGGTGGCTACCTTACCGGTACGGCTACGATTAGTACCGGAACAACATACTCATTTACTATCGGTGCTGGTGGTGCCGCGCCCGGAAGCGTAGCTATCGGTAACAACGGTAGCAACTCTGTAGCCCTTGGGCTTACATCTATTGGTGGAGGTGGTGGTGGCACTAGCGCGGGAGGTGGTGGCGCGCCTACTAACCCCTCAACGGGCGGCTCTGGTGGCGGCGGCGCAGGTACTTTCTTCACAACGGGGCCTAGTTCAGGTGCAGCAGGCACTGCGGGGCAAGGCTTTGCTGGCGGGCAAGGATATAGCAGCAGTGTCGATGCTGACCAGCAAACTGGAGGCGGTGGCGGCGGAGCCAGCGCAGTCGGTTCTAACGGGTTCACCAGTGGGGGTAATGGCGGTGCTGGTGCTGCGTCCTCCATTACAGGAACGTCCGTAACTCGCGGAGGCGGAGGCGGAGGCGGTAAACGTCTATCTGGAACAGCCGGAACAGGTGGTGCGGGCGGTGGTGGTAACGGCGGCGCAGATGCTAATGGCTCTGCAGGTACAGCTAACACAGGTGGTGGCGGTGGCGGCTGCGGTACAGGTGGCGGCACATTCCGCATTGGCGGCGCAGGCGGCTCTGGCGTATTCATCATGTCTATACCTGCTGCAGACTATTCAGGCACGTTCACTGGTTCCCCGGTAGTTACGTCTAGTGGCGGTAACGTCATATTGCAGTTTAACTCATCTGGCTCGTACACCGCCGGTATTGGCGGAGGTACTTATAGCGCCGACCTGCTTATTATCGCGGGCGGTGGCGGTGGGGCTGGGACCGGCGGCGGTGGTGGTGCCGGTGGTTACGTTCCGCTTTCCGCCCAAACATTCGCAAAGGGGCAGACATACACCGTTACCGTAGGTGGGGGCGGGGCCGCTGGAACTGCTTTTAGCGATGGAGGTGCCGGAGCAGGCAGCACAGTCACCGGGTTTACAACTGCTGTCGGTGGTGGTTTTGGTTCGCGGACTAGCACTACTGGGGGTTCCGGAGGTTCCGGAGGTGGCGCAGGTGGGGGTTCTTCTAGGGCCGGTGGTACCGGTACCGCTGGACAGGGTAACAATGGTGGAGGTTCTTCTTCATCTGTTTCTAACGCAACCGGCGGTGGCGGCGGTGCTTCGGCTGTTGGTGGGAGTGGAGTTAGCACCACCGCTGGCAGTGGAGGCGCTGGCGCTGCCTCATCAATCACAGGCACTTCAGTCACACGCGCTGGCGGTGGCGGTGGTGGGCAGATATACAACGCTACTTCAGCGCCGGGGGGTTCCGGCGGCGGGGGTAACGGTGGTACTGACTCAGCAGTTGCAACATCGGCTACAGCTAATACAGGTTCTGGTGGCGGCGGAGGAGGTACCAACGGTGTTAGTGCCAGCGGTGCAGGCGGCTCTGGAGTTGTCATTATCTCCGTACCAACTGCCAGCTATAGCGGCACAACAACAGGTTCACCTACTGTAACGACTTCTGGCGCTAACACTATTATGCAATTTAATTCATCGGGAAGTTACACAGCATGACCACCCTCTCAAGTATCATTCCTCCGGTAAGCGTATCGACGGCTTCAGGCACACTGCCTGCGAGCAACGGCGGCACAGGACTAACTTCACCGGGTACTGCTGGTAACATCCTGACTAGCGACGGCACAGGCTGGGTATCTGGCGCAGCCCCATCAAGCGCGGTGGCCTACCCGCAGAACGCGCAGAACGGCGACTACACGCTCGTTCTTGGCGATGCAGGAAAGCAGATATATTCGGCCAACACTGGCGCTCAGACGATCACAATTCCGACAAACGCATCGGTCGCGTTCCCGATTGGTACTATTATTACGATTGTGAATAGGGGAACTAATTCCATCGTTTTATCTACAACTGGCATATCTGTAATACAAAACGGCGTAGGGGCTATTTCTAACCCATCAATTCTTGCCGTAAACACAACTTTGCAATTATTTAAGACAGGTACAAACGAATGGAATAGCACAGTTGGAACGGTGTCCACCCCCACAGTCTCTTACTTAATTATTGCTGGCGGCGGTAGTGGCGGAAACGCCAGCACCAACTATACGGGCGGCGGCGGTGCTGGCGGATACGTTAGTGAAACCGTAACATATTCCACAGGCACACTGACCGTATCTGTCGGTGCTGGGGGTAGCGCCGGAAGTAATGGTGGTAACTCTTCAGTTACTGGGCGTACAACCGCCGTTGGTGGTGGCCGTGGTACAGAGGCCAACGGAGTTTCTGGAGGGTCTGGCGGTGGCGCTGGTGGTTATGGACCAACTACCGGAGGAGCAGGAACTGCTGGGCAAGGCTTCAAAGGCGGTAACAATGCTGACAGTTTTGCGTGTGCTGGAGGCGGTGGGGCTAGTGAAGCTGGACCTGATGGGCCATCAACCGTGCCTACTCGTGGCGGTAATGGTTTAGCTTCGTCAATCACAGGAACATCAATAACTCGCGCTGGCGGCGGTGGCGGCGGTAGTATTTTTGCGGCAAGCGGCCCCGCTGGCGGAACAGGCGGAGGCGGTGCTGGAGGCGGAACATCAGTAGCGCCAGTTGCTGGAACAGCCAATACTGGCGGTGGCGGTGGTGGTAAAGCTGCATTTGGTAGTAATGCTGCTGGCGGCTCTGGTGTTGTTATCATTTCATCTATTGTCCCAGCGACCTCAACTACAGGCTCACCGACAATCACAACATCCGGTGGTAACACAATTTACCAATTCAACTCATCTGGCACAATTACGTTCGCATAGGATTTATCATGGCGCATTTTGCAAAAATAGAAAACGGCATCGTCACAGAGGTTCTGGTCATCGAACAGGACGTTATCGACACGGGCCTATTTGGCGATCCCTCGCTTTGGGTGCAGACCTCGTATAACACCTATGGCGGTCAGCACCCCGAAGGCCGTCCGCTACGCAAAAACTATGCTGGCATCGGGTTTACCTACGATGCAGAGCGCGATGCGTTTTATGCGCCGCAACCTTTCCCATCATGGACGCTGAACGAAGACACCTGCCTGTGGGACGCACCAACAGCATACCCAGACGACGGCAAGCCTTACTATTGGGATGAAGCCACATTGGCTTGGGTAGAGGTTACGTTACCAACCGGAGAAGCTTAATTATGTCTGACCCTCGGTGGCTCGTCATTGCTGAGAAACTCGTAGGTACCAAGGAAATCCCCGGTCCTGCGCACAGCAAAGTTATTCAAGGCTGGCTTTCTAAACTACGTGCTTGGTGGCGGGANGATGAGACNCCTTGGTGNGGCGTGTTTGTGGCACACTGCATGGCTGAAGCCGGTCTGCCTTACCCTAAGTACTACATGCGCGCTAAGGCTTGGTCGGACTACGGCTCGCTACTACGCCGTGACCGCGTAGCTCCCGGAGCTATCCTTGTCTTTGACCGTGCAGGTGGTGGGCATGTTGGCTTCTATGTAGGTGAAGACACGGGGCATTATTATGTGCTTGGCGGTAACCAAGGTAATGCTGTAAACATAATGAAGCTTGGTAAAAGCCGTCTTGTCGCATGTCGCTGGCCTAAAGATGAGCCGGTACTTGGCAAGTATGTTTTTATGAAGGGCGGAAAAGTCTCCGCAAACGAAGCATAAGGAGTTTATTATGGATAAGAACGAAGTCTACGGTGTAGTACGCACCATTTTGGCTGCAGCTGGCGGTGTCCTCGTAGGTAAGGGTTATATCGACTCTGAAACTGCCGTGGCTATTGCCGGTGCTGTTGCCACTATCGTCGCTGCTGTTTGGTCGGTTAAGTCCAAGCGTGTCGCTGCCCAAGACTAAGAAAGTTACGTACTGACCCACTGAAGAAAGGAGGGGATAAGGCATGTTCGGTTTCTCTCCTTTCTCAGGGTCAGCATTTTCCGACATCAAAGAAACCAACCGGGTAGCTGTAGAGCTAACCGGGTTTACGCTTGACGTCATCGACGATGGCGTGGGCGTTTCTGCGGGCGGCAGTATATCCGTAGACCCTAATGACGACGTTGGTACCGGTCAGATAGGTACGGTACAAATCAGGACTACCTTTAAGGTATTCCCGGTAGGCGTAGAAGCCACCGCCTCCCTTGGCTCCGTGCTTGTACAAGCAACGTCTACAACTGCCCTTACATCCGTATCCGCTCAAGCACTTTTAGGCACCGTAAGCGTAGCGCTTTCTACGCCCGTTGCAGTATCTGGCGTCACAGCATCTGGTGAAATCGGTTCGGTAGCCACTTCGGGCGTAGCAAACGTAACTGTCACTGGGTTGGAAGCCACCGCTTCTCTTGCCTCTGTGGTTGTGCGCCTAGCTCAGAATATACGCGTAACAGGCTTAGCGGCTACCGGTCAGGTAGGTACAGCTACTGTCGTAGCTAGTTGTAAAGTCCTTGTCACTGGTGTACAAGCTGCAGCATTGGTCTCAACCCCATTGGTGTGGAGCGTTATTAATGACAATCAAACCCCCAACTGGATACCGGTTGATGACGCCCAGACTAATAACTGGGTGCAAGTGAACGATGGCAACACTGTGACTTGGGTGCAAATCCCTACGTAAGGAACGAAGATGGCAAGTACGTACAGCAACCTCAAAATCCAGTTGATGGCCACGGGCGAGAACTCGACCACGTGGGGTGACGTCACGAACGTCAACCTAGGCACTGCTTTGGAAGAGGCTATCGTAGGCTCTGCGGATGTTACTTTTGCCAGCGGCAACGTCACGCTTGCGCTTACTAACACCAACACATCCCAGACGGCGCGCAACATGCGCTTAGTCTGCATAGGGACAACTGGCGGGTCAACTCGTAACCTCGTGGTCCCTTCGATTGAAAAGCCGTATATCGTCCAGAACAGTTGTGCAGATAGCATCGTGGTTAAGACCTCTGCGGGTACGGGTATCACCGTCCCAGCGGGCAAGACTATGTGGGTCTATAGCGACGGCGTTAATGTGGTTGATGTCACCAATCACTTGTCATCGCTTTCAATCGCTGGCGCACTAAACCTATCAACTCCGCTGCCGGTCGCCTCTGGCGGCACTGGGGCTAACAATGCTACGGATGCACGGACCAGTCTGGGTCTTGGCTCACTTGCGGTCCTTTCGTCCATCAACAACTCTAACTGGTCTGGCACTGTACTTGCTGTAACTAATGGCGGCACAGGTGCAACCGACGCGGCGACTGCTCGGACTAACCTTGGCGCAGCGGCTTCGGGTGCTAACTCGGACATAACCTCGCTAAACCCAGCAAGCGGATTGCAGGTCGGTTCACCTACCCTAGGCGCACGTGGTGCGGGTACAGTCAACGCTACCGGCCTATTTATTAACGGCGTAGCCGTAGGGACTGGCTCAGGTAGTGTAAGCTCTGTCAGCGGTGCGGGTACGGTCAACGGCATTACGCTCACTGGCACGGTAACCACTTCGGGTTCGCTTACTTTGGGTGGCTCTCTGTCAGGCGTTAGCCTCAGTACACAAGTCACAGGCACACTGCCTGTCGCCAACGGGGGTACAGGTCAAACCTCATACACCAACGGGCAACTGCTTATCGGCAACGGCAGCGGCCTGACTAAGGCAACGCTTACCGCAGGCTCGGGCATCACTATCACAAATGGTAGCGGTACAATCACCATCGCAGCTTCGGGTGGTAGTGGTACAGTAACGTCTGTGGCTGCATCTGGCGGCACAACGGGCCTCACATTTAGCGGTTCACCTATTACAACATCCGGCACGCTTACGCTTAGCGGCACGCTCGCGGTAGCCAACGGTGGTACAGGTGCGACAACTGCCTCTGCTGCCGCAACTGCTCTTGGCCTTGGTACTGGGTCAAACGTCCAATTTAACTCGATAGGCGCTGGTACCGCTGGCTCTGGTACTGCGGGTGAAATCCGTGCGACTAACAACGTCACGGCCTTCTACTCGTCAGATGCGCGCCTGAAGGAAAACGTACAGCCCATCCAGAACGCACTTGGTATTGTGTCAGCAGTTGGGGGCAAGACCTTCGACTGGACCGATGCTTATATTGCGGAGCATGGTGGCGAGGATGGCTACTTCGTAACCAAGTCAGACTTCGGTGTCATTGCACAAGATGTGCAGGCAGTATTCCCACTAGCTGTCCGCGAGCGTAGCGACGGCACACTGGCCGTTGACTATGAGAAACTGGTTGCCGTTGCCTTTGCCGCGATTGCGGAGTTAAAGGCTGAAGTGGAGGCGCTTAAGAAATGACGCTCAACTCATCGGGGCCAATTAGCTTAGGGGGTAGCACTGCAGGGCAGTCTATCAACCTTGAGCTAAGCCAATCAGCCACGGCTCAGGTTTCGCTGAACGACACCAACGTGCGCACACTGGCAGGGGTTGCTTCCGGTGCTATTGTCATGCCGACTAACTTTTACGGTAAGAGCGCGGTTACCATTTTTATATCCGACCAGTTTATAAGTGATTTTACAGGCGGCGCACGCGCTGCAACTGCAGGTTACCGTCTTACTTCCGGTGGCCTTGCACAATCATTGGTAAATACCACTTTCACTACACTTGAGACATGGTGCACACCAACAGCTCAAGCCGTCAACTACGAAGTGTTTATCACTATTGTGAGCGGCGGATTGACTTCTGGAACTACCGGGTCTTGGGTTGCGCTTTCTACCACGCAGACGTGGACGCTTCAGTTCGCCGTGCCCAACTCAGGTCAGTGTGTCTTTACGGCGCAAATTCGGAAAGTAGGCACTACTACTGTGCTTGCTACTGCTACCATAACCCTTGACGCGGACGCGACACCCTAATGCCCTTCATCAAGCTCCAGTTTAAGCCCGGTGTGAACCGCGACCAGACCGACTACTCCAACGAGGGCGGCTGGTACGAGTGCGACAAGATACGGTTTCGCTCAGGCTATCCTGAGAAGCTTGGTGGCTGGGTCAAGGCTACACCTAACACGTTCGACGGTGTGTGCCGTCAGATGTGGAACTGGATTACGACGTACCAAGATAACTTCCTAGCGGTAGGCACGGACGAGAAAGTGTACATCGAGAACGGTGG